ACGCTAGTAGTTTGGCAGCACCTGTTGGCAATACAGATTTATCCGCAATCAACAATCCGTCAAGGCCAGACCGAACTGCATGGCTAGAGCGACTGGCACACACAGAATGGTACACAGAGGAAATTGCCTCGGGCCTGCCGCTCAAACGTTTATTGTTGACCTAACCAAGACAAACTCTTGTCAATCCAGGCCAGTACAAGATCTTGTTGTCTTACATGCCCGTAGCGATTTATACTTCCTACCGCAGTTTCCGGCAGTAAGTTTTTATCTGCCAACTCATACCATGTAGTGGTTCTTGGATCCATTGGAGCATGTTCACTCTTATAAGCAATCACATGTATAAATTCGTCGTCTGGGTGTTTTAAAAAGAACCCTGAATTACAATCCCAGCCATTGACGGCCAGCATGTGCATTAAACTCACCACAGTGTGATGATAATAACATCCATTTGGTTGCACAAATGCCAGTTGACGTATATCCATGTTGGTAGTTTGCGGAACTGCCATGATCAACATGCCGCCATCCTCGGCAATGGTGTTCCATTTTGCCAATGTCGACAATGGATTGATACAGTATTGAAATGCATCGTGGCACCATAGCACATCAAATTTTGACTTGCCAGGCAGATTATCTGTATTTTCAAAATCTATTTTTTGATACACAATGTTTGAATATTTTTTAACCACAGCAGGTGTAGCACCTGTGTCTATGCCTGTGCAACGAATATTCAGAGGTATTGGGGCGTCATCTCGAGTTGTTCTAGTCGCCCACCATTCTAGGTCTTGTCCTGTGCCACATCCCAAATCAACCAGTGTGCCAATGCTTTCCATAAAGTCATCATACTCAAACAGTGTGTTGAGTGTTTGTAAACTGTGTGCATGACTTTCGTCATCGTTTCTAAATGTCATAACTGTATATCTTCCATGCCGGCTGCTCGCAGTCTAACCACATGTCCCAACATGAAGTTTTTACTTTCCATTGCTTTCATAATGCCCAAAAATCGATTGCGTAACAGTGCAACTTCGTTGATAATGGTTTCAAAATCAATAACTTCATCTTCACCATCCACATACTTTTCAGCATCTCGACTGGTCAGCGCACGAGCATAGCCTTCTAAATACTTTTGAAAATGCCGTCGTCGAATCTTACGCAGTTGTATGTTAAGGAAGTTCAGCACTGCTTCAATCTCTTGTAGTTGATTAAAGCGATGCTCGGTCATTCCCGGAAGTGCTGTGATATTTCGTTCAACCAGGCCACCAATGGCACAGTCACGCCGTGCAGATACAAGTTCATTTTCGTAATGAGCAATAAAGTCTGGAATGGCGCTGAGATCAGCAACAACGCGGTTATACCACATTAGTTTTCCCAGTCATCGTCTTGGTCGTGGTCTTCTTCCTCGGGTTCTTCGTCTTCGACGTAATCTTTATCATTGTCAAGATACGCAGTTAAAGCTGCCTTAACATCGCGATCTCCTGTAAAGGCATCTCGAATATCCTCTGCATCACTGTCATTGTCCATTAAAATTTGTACTAGAGTTTCTGCCGCTTCGGCACGATCTACTGTGTTTATGTAGCGTTTAAGTTCTCCCCAAATTTCTTTGGTTAATTTTACATCAATGGTCATTTTGTTTCCTTTTATCTAATTTTTCCGTATAAAGATCAGATGCACATGCAGTACAGCTTTCTTTCCTGCATATTGTATACTCGGTTAAAAACTTAAAATTTTCATCAAACAGATTTCCTAAATTGTCGTTCTTACAGGTACCTGCGTAGACTGAAAAATCAACATCTATATAGATACTTGTAACTCCAGCGTTACAAAGCCAACCTTTCCAATGGTGCAAATCTTTATCATACAATTGATTGGCAGATATTTTAACCTCGCTGCCGTCTTTCAATTCTACTATAGCACTGCAATGAATATCCTCAGTTAGTGTAGTATTCATGAAAAGTTCATTTGGTTAGTAATCTTTATCGGGAATTGATTCTTTCCTTGTCTATAATCCTTGATTGGATGTGTATAGCTAACAATTCCGTGTTTTTCTAAAAATGTTTTGTATTGCTCATTACGAGCTCGATGCCATGATTCATCCATGATATTGACTGATACTAGACATTTATGACTTTGTGCAAACTGGTGTAGATTTAATACTAGATTAAAAAACTTTTTTTCTTTCATAAATTCACTATGTGTAGAAAATGTAATCCAATCACAATAATCCATCATTTCCTTATAGTATGCTAGACTAGCTGTGCCATTGGTAGTGACTCCAACATTCCCTAGGTCGTGCGCAAAGCACTCATGCAACCATTTTAAAAAAGGAAGAAAATTTTTATTTAAAGTAAGTTCACCCCCTACAAATGCCAAATTATATTTGATATTTTTCCTAGGGCTAGCTGATATAATTCGATTCCACGCCGCTTGCAATTTCTCTAATGAATAATCTTTAGATGTTTTATCATGCCATTGATCTGGACAATAACTACAATCAAAATTACACCTTGTTCCAACTAGCCAATGGATTGTAATACCCGGTGCATACTCACGTATCCGAACAATGGGATTACTGTCAGTTACTACAATCGATTGCATTATTCGTTGATGCTTTCGTCGATAATTTCGTCTACTACTCTGATATCTTTCTGGTTGGCAAAATCTGCCATAAGTTTGTCTAAACAGCCGTTTTCATTTGCTTCCCATTTTTTACGGAACTGTTTGATCACTTCACCATCACTTGTGACAAATACCAAACTGTTGCCTTCTTTCTTGAGAATGTTTTTCTTCTCTGCCAGGTCAACCAATCCCGAATGTGGACTCATGCCAGTTGAGTAAGGAATCTTAACTTGCATACCTTCAAACGGTTTAGCATAGCGTGTTTTCATTACTTTACAGCCGGCACGAATACCGTTGACTTCTGATACTTTGTTGCCATCTTCGTCTTCTTTCAATTTCATTTTCTTCATGGCAACAACAATACTCGATGCATAGATAAATCCTTGACCACCGGAGATCTTGTCATCGGGATCGAACATGTCTTGGCTTGCGTATGTATGATTAGTAGCAACCAATCCAACATTGTGACTACCAAACATATTAACACAGTTACGAACCAGTGCTGTCAGTGCCTTGGGCTTGCGGCCCATGTCACCTTTCATGTCACCTGCTTCAAACTGGTTAACGTCTGTGGGAGTCAACAACATGCCCAACGAATCAATCACCCACAGAACCTTCATGCGTTCTTCATCAGGAAGTGCTTTGTAATCAATCATGAATGTGGAAATTGCTTTGGCCACGTCGTCGATCATGCTCATATTAAGTTTAAGCAACTTTGCCGGATCAGTGTCAACACCCAGTGCGTGTAGCCACGATTCGTCTAGTGCATTTTCTGTGTCAACAAGAATAACAAAGATGCCTTGTTCTTGTGCGTTTTTTACAATGTTACCAGAGCAGATGTAACTTTTACCTGCGCCAGATTCACCGGCAAACACAGTTACCTTGCCTAGCGGAATACCTTTGTTGAAGTCTCCACTAATAAGATAGTTTAAGGCATAGTTGCCTGTGCCAATCCAGTCAGTTGGATCGTTAAATCCAATACTCAGGCCTTGGATGCTTTTGGTAATGTCCTTGCGGAACTTTGATATGTCAAATGGTTTTGCCATGTTGTGCCTTTTTAATGTTTAACAATTCTTGCTCGATTATTATCTCGAGAATTACGATATAAAATTTTTCTATAATCAAATAACTTGTTTTCTATGTCAACTACGGTTGCAATTGGTATTTGTTCTGCTACTAATTTAACTCCCATTTTCTCTGCCCACTGAGAGGATTCGGTACTAAAAGGAATAGTTTCAGGCATTGACAAATTTAATTGAAATGCAAATTCTAAGTTTTCGTAATTATAGTGATCGGGATATTTTAGTTCTGTGTCAAAAAATCTAAACTTATTATAATACTGACGACCCACGTATGTATAGCCAAAAGAAAAATTTACTATGTCATTGTTAGTGACCATAGTGTCTTGGTAAGGATTTTTAAATACTTCCCATTTTTCATCGGCTTTAAATTCTAAACGATTAAAACTATACTCCAATCGGTGTATGCCCATGTTCACTTCTCTATAAGGGTACAAATATCCTAATTTTTCTAGTGCTGGCGCAGTCTTAACAATTCTAATTTCGTCAGGATATAATTCGTGTAGCTTGCTACCAATTTTAGATTGGCGCATGTCACTGCTGAATCGCAGTTTGTCAATGTCAATGTCATGATAATGAGAAAACACCCAATCTGAATGCTCTTTGTTAAGAAATTCCTGATCTAGATAATTTTCCAAATTAGTATGTTGTTTAAATGATTGTCCTATTAGATCATACAACATCTCATTTGTCTTTGATATTGCCCAATGCAAGTGTGTTAACTTTTGATCTAGATCTTTGTAAAGTTCTTGATCGTTGGAAAACGCATTTTGTGATTTTTTATTTGTTTGATCTATAAAAAATTCAAACAATTCATGATTATACTTGACCTCAAAGGGCAGAGTATCTCCAGAGTTATCAAATACTAAAGAAAATTTCATATGTGTATTGTTTAGCCCAGGTGTTACCACCCAGGCTAATTTTTTCAATTACTTCTGTTGACGGGCCCGGATCATGGCCAAAATATCTTCGGCTTTCTGAGTAGGTGCTGCCGCGGCAGGAGCTGTGACTGGTGCTGTTGCCACAGGTGGCTCGTCCTCATCAAAGTCCGACACCGGAGCAGACACTGCCTTTGGAACAGCAATACTGGCTGGTGCAGACTCTACAGTGCCTGCGGGTGCAGACACACCTGCGGGTCGGAAGTAAGAACTCCACCG